TGGACAACGATAACAAGCGGGCTTCCGGTATTAGATTTTAATGGGGCTAATGAATATCTTGAATGTGATGATGCTCTCACTACCGAATTGGATTTTACTACAGGTGATTATAGTGTAGGGGGCTGGCTTTACTTTGAAACTGGTGGGGCTGATGATAAAACCCCGATAGGTCGCTTTTTGGTAAGTGAAAATGGATGGGAACTTTATCATTATACAAATCAAGTGCTAACATTACGCCATCACCATGCTGCAGGGGCTTCAACTCGCACAGCCGCCTATTCTAGCGGTTGGGCTTTTGCTAAGTGGTGGTTTATGGGAGTTAGCAGAGATGGGGCTAATGCTCAGTTTTATCGAGGTGATGTGGATGGCTTCGCAGCTCTCCCTACAGTCATTTCGACAGGTGGTTTAATTGACCCTGAAACCTGTGCCCAAAATCTTTATATTGGGCAAGATACTACGGGCACTAATCTTTTCAATGGTATGATGAAGGGGATAAGGGTTTGGGGCAAAGCCTTGACTGAAAATGATTGGATGGCGATATATCTGCGAGAAAAGGGCTGGTTTGGATGATAGATAAGAAGGGAAGATTAGACAAACTGATTGAACGCCAAGAAGATATGCTTGGCGATGCCTCTATCCTACGGGCAGTTACAGCCACGTTAAGAGTATCGCCGAACGGTACGGGGGTAGATGGTTTGTCTTGGCGAACCGCTTATACCACCATTCAAGATGCCTTAGATGCTGCTTCAACTGATGCTGATGATTGCACCTTAATCCTGATAAGTCCCCATACCACCAACTACGACATTGACACTACAGGCGACCCCACGTGGGCAGCCAATGTGATATTAAAGGGCACGCACAGGGGTTGGGCAAAGATAAAGAATACCCACGCCTCTGCCACGTCACTAATGAAACTCACGGGGAAGTCATCAGTAGTAGACCTCAATTTTAATCTTGGAACTGCTAACAACGGGCTGATAATGACTCACGGTGGTTGTAGAGGGTATCATTTGCAGTTTATAGGTGAGGATTTAACCAGTGCTAAGGTAGGGTTATGGCTGGATGGTGCAGCAGCCAAGCACGCTAAGTTTGAGGACATTCACATTCTGGGTGAGCCAACATCAACGAAGATGACTGGTATCCTTGTAGACCAATTTGCCCACTCCTACTTTGAAAAGTTGCTTATACATTACTGCCTGGCTGGTATTCAGACTGTGGGGGCAAGCGCAGACTTAAACCATTTCAAAAATATAGACATCGGGCATTGCAGTATTGGATTAGACCTTGACGCAGGGAACGGGCAGCACTTTACGGATATCACCTTTCATGGTAATACCACCAATGTAGATGATGAGGTAGGAGACCATCACTGGAACAATATAAAGGGGAGTTTCCCAATTATAATTCTACCTGATGACTTGAATGGCACGTCAGTCCCGACACACGCCAACGCCAATACCTATGGTACGGTAACAACGGTCGTGGCTGCTAGAGATAGACCTTTTAGGATTGTCGGACTTAACCTTGAGCCAAGCACAAGTGAATGGTATGAAATGAAGCTCAAGGATGGAACTACCTACTTTGATTACATTATCTTTGAGGCGAATAAGAGAGTGGCATTAGCAGCCCCGTCTGGGACTGAGTTTATCTTTAATAAAGGAACTGTAATCACTGCCGAGTTAAAAAACGAAAGCGGTGGGGATACTTGCAATACATGGGTAGAGATACAGGAGATATAAATGCCGTTCGGTGACGAGATACTCAATATGATTAAGCAGGTCAGGGAGCAGAAGCCTGAAGAAAGAACCCTGTGCCCTGACTGTGAATATGAGCTTGATAAACTGGAAGACGGGACTTTACACTGTCAATTCTGTGGGTGGCATTATCCTATGAGAATTAAGAGGTCTGGATTATGAACTGTTATGCAGATGTGACGACTCTCAAAAGCGGTGCTTATCTTGATATGGAAGCTACTGCGAATGATGCTTACCTGAGAGGTTTGTTAGAAGCTGCCTCACGTATGATAGATGATTATACTAATAGGCACTTCTATACTTATGAGGGCAAGAAATACTTTGATGGCTCCACCTCGCCGTTCTGGACTCCCGATATTCTATCCGTAACCACTCTCAAGACAGATGATAATGATGACAAGACTTACGAGAACTCCTATACCGAGAACACGGATTACTACCTCTTGCCCTACAATAGCACGGTTAAGACAAGGGCTGTGATTAGAACGGGTGGCTCATATTCCAGCTTCGCCAATGGTATCAGGAAGGGCATTGAGATTGATGGTGTATTCGGGTATGGGAATGGAGAACTGGTGAACCCCTATGTTGATAGCGAGGATGACCTGGCTGCTGCAATGGAGGCAACTTGCTTATCCTGTTTTTATTATGCAACTGTTGATGACGGCGATAATTTTGCTATCGGGCAGACAATTCGAATTGATGATGAGCAGATGCATATAACGGCAATATCATCTAATACTCTAACGGTTGAACGTGAAATGAATGGTACTTCCTGTGCATCTCATGCTGAAGCTGCCACGATTTACATTTACCTATATCCCCAGCGCATCAAGGAAGCCTGCCTAATTCAATGTATGAGGTGGTGGACTAGAAAGGATAGTGCCTTCGCTGATGTGATGGGTGTGCCAGAACTAGGAACGGTGGTAGCCAAGAAGGGACTAGACCCTGATATTCAAGTTCTACTTAACCCATTTGTGAGGTACAGATGACCACTGTCAAGATAACGGGGATGGATGAGTTACAAAAGAAGCTCAAGCCAGATACCATTAAAAAGCCCTTAGAGGCAGGTATTAAAAAAATTGCTATGGCACTCAAAAGGGAAATAATCGTGGCGACTCCTAGAGATGAAGGGATATTGGCTTCTGGCATTGCTGGGGAACTTGTAAAATATGGGCAAGATACAGCCGAGGTTGGCATTTGGTCAAAACCAGGAAAGGAATATGCTTCCTTTGTAGAATATGGGCATCATGATAGAGGGGGAGGTTTTGTGGAAGCCCGTCATGTCACTGAGGGTAGTAGCGTGAGAATCTTTGGCAAGGGTATGTTCGCTTATGGGCTGGAGCAGTTGAAGAAGAAGATGGGTGATTTACTAAAGGGTATAAGTATTCAGATAGACAGGAAGTGGGGTAGATAATGGGGGTCGAGAGCATTGGAACGGCGCTGGGAGTCAGGCTTGAGACGATATCAGGACTCCGTGTTTACAATCCTGCTGAGTTACCTAAGAAGATAAACGAGTTCCCTTGCGCCCTGATAATGCCTGGCACGGTTAGCTATCACGATGTTCACGCCGGCGCTTCATATCTGACTATAACTTACCGTGTAATCATAGCAGTTGCCAATCAAGACCAGCCAGATAAACTAAATAAGCTCTTGGATTATATAGAACCTACGGGTACTTATTCGGTAGTGGCTGCTATTGAAGGGGATAGAACGCTGGGTGCTACGGCATCTGATTGCATAGTATATAGCAATGCAGGGATAGGCACGACAATGTGGGGGGGCTATTCCTTATTAAGTACAGAGTTTGAGGTTCAGGTCTTATCATAGGAGGCAATTATGGGTAGAATACACGCAGGTGGCGCAGACATATTTGTTGATGAATTTGATTATTCTGGAGTAGTAAACTCCATATTGATAGACGTAGATAATCCCGTTGCTGATATAACGGCATTTGAAGACACCGATTTTACCTGCGTTGAGGGCAAGCCCAAATTTACCATTACATTGAATGGTCTATACTCAACAGCCAGCCCTGCCTATGACGGCGAGATGTTTGCTGATTTAACATCAGGTGATAGATTGATTACAATTAGCCCTATCGCATCAGCTACGGGAGGCTCTTGTTACTTCGGTCAAGGCAATATCAGCACGATGCCTGAGATTGCTACCCTGACTGATGCCGTTGCCTTACATGTTACCTGGGATGGGGATAAGCCATTATGTAGGGGCACGATAATGTATAGGGGAACTGCCCTAACAACGACTACCAATGGCACGGCTTATCAGTTGGGGGCTATAAGCACTTCTCAGCAGTTGATAGCTTTTCAGCATGTTCTAAGTAGTGGCACGGGGACGCTTGATACCATTGTTAAAAGTGATGATGAAGAAGCATTCGGCGGCACCCCATCAACACAGATTACATTTACACAAGCGAGTGCAACTACCTCAGAGCGGAAAACCAAAGCAGGAGCGATTACTGATGATTGGTATAGGGTAGAAATGACAGTAGCGGGGGCAAGCCCATCTTTTAATGTAATCATAGTCCTGGGGATAACTTCACTAAACGCATAGGGGGTATATATGGCAACAAGATATTTTGGTGGTAATGCAGATTTTTATCTTGATGATACCTGGATAGAAGACCAGCTTAATTCAATTACACTGAACGCTACTGTCCCTACTGGTGACATCACGGCATTTGATGATACATACGGTAACGCCGTAACTGGTAAGAAGAATATAACGTATGAGTTGGCTGGCCCACTAGATGAGGCTTCGGGTGAGGCGGCTGAGGTTATCTTTGAATGTATCGGGGCTGGAGTTAAGACTTCAAAGTTTGAACCAGCAGGGGAGACAACCTGTTACTATCAGTGTTCGGCGGCGGGGTTGACGGGGACTTTTGTAACCCGATATTCAATATCTTTACCTGTAGGGGATGCTGCCAGCTTCACGGCAAGCCTGCAGAATTCAGGTTCGACAACTAGAGAAACGAGTTAAGGAGGTAAGACAATGGCAAGGGGAGCAATAGGGTCAGCGGATTTTGTTTGGCACGCAGTAGCTTTAGAGGATGAACTTAGTTCAGCAACATTGACTTTTGATGTGCCCCCAGCAGATATAACTGCATTTTCAGATAGTTATGGGAATGCTGTAGCTGGGAAGCCAACAGCCAGGATAGATGTCGCTGGTTCTTGGGACCCAGCTGCGTCTCAAGGGGATGCAACCATCTTTGGCGACCTGGGGGCAGCAGGTCAAACATGGGATTTTGAACCAGATGGCACTACAGGCTATAACGGCTATGCTATCGTGACCAGCTATTCCGTTACAGCTTCAGTAACCGATGCGGTCAAATACACAGCTTCGTTCCAGCACAATGGAAACGCTGCTGCGATAGATGGGGCTGCACCGACACGGGGCTAAACTAGAAAGGGAGATGATGTATGAGTAAGCCAAAGATTGAACCAAGAAAGGTCAAAAGCGATGATTGCGTGGTATATGTAGGGAGACAAATTGATGCCGACCAGATGGTGATAACGGATGCTGGGACTCCCTACTACCCACATAAAGGGGAATGGGTCGAGGTCTATCCCTTGATTTCAGTAAGACAATACATAGCCTGGAACAAAATCAGGAATATGGCATCGGGCACAGATGAGGGAATTTTAATGCTGTGTAGGGCACTATCCGATAAAATCAAGGAATGGAACTGGACTGACCTTGATGGTAAGAAAATGCCACAGCCTTACAAGAAGCCTGACGTGCTATTAGACCTCACTGAAGATGAGCTTTTATGGCTTAGTGCTGCTCTGGTAGAAACTCCAGGACAAAGAAAAAACGCCTCTGCGCCCTCGGCTTAGAGATTAGAGCTGGGGGCGCTCAAGTCGCAGAGGGGATACTTTCTGCAATATGCGAGTCCTTTCAATGCTTGCCTACCGAAGCCCTGGAGCAAGACCCACAACAGATTATTGCTATTATGGATTACAGGGCTGCGTATAGGGCAAAGGAAGAGTTCAACACCAATGCTGCTAAGATGCCTGAATCGCTTGGCAGGTTATGGACAGAGATAAATGAGGAATTGAGAATACGAGGACACTTACAAGATGGCTAGTTCTACAACCCTTTCAATTTTAATTCAGGGCAAGGATATGGCATCAGGGGCAATGCGGGGCGTGGGTGGTGCTGCAAAGTCTATGGGGATGTCAGTTCAAAAAGCGGGAATGGCAATGACCGCTATGGGTGGTGCTACTGTTGCCGCTATGGGTCTAGCTGTTAAGAGTTGGGCTGCGGCTGGTAACGAAGTGCAGAAGATGGCGTTCAGAACTGGCTTCGCTGCTGAAGCATTATCTGAATTAAAATACGCCACCGATATATCAGGAGCAAGCCTTGAGTCTATGGAGAAGGGCGTTAAGAGGATGGCTAAGACCATCACCGATGCCTCCGAGGGAATGGCTACTTATATCAGGGCTTTTGAACGTATCGGACTTAATGTCAAGGACTTGATAGGGTTATCTCCTGAGAAGCAGTTTGAAATAATCTCGATGGCGATAGCCGACCTGGAAAATGAAACCATCAAGGCTGCTACTGCTCAGGATATATTCGGCAGGGCTGGTACACAACTCCTACCGATGCTTGCGCTTGGGGCTGATGGGATTCGTGAATTACGACAAGAGGCTCATACTTTGGGTCTGGTATTTGACCAGGAAGCCGCTGAAGCTGCCGCCCGATTTACAGATAGTATGACCAAATTACAGGGGGCAACCAATGGCTTGAAGTATGCTCTAGCTGAAGGATTAGTTCCCAAAGTCGAACCGCTGATAAATACCTTCACTGATTTATTAGAAGGCACATTATCCTGGACTGATGCTAATAGGGGGCTTACTGATAGCTTGATAGCAATGACAGGTGGAATCGGTGGATTGATGGCGGTTATGGGGCCGCTCCTCTTAGCTACCAGATTTATAGGCGGACTACCAATGCTAGGGATAGCTGGGGCTGGGATGGTGTTTGGTGGGGCTGGCTATCTATTTATGCAGAAGAAAGCCTATGATGCAGTACTGGAATCTCAGGAAAATTTAGTAGCAGCACAAAAAGGCGAAACTGCACAATACAAAGAAGCCCTTATTGCTCACGCTAATTTATTGGAAAGCTACCTTGCTATATCAGGGGCAAGACTATCGGATACTAACGAAATAAGGATGTGGATTTCAGATGTTAGGAATATGCAGGCCGCTACTGAGAGTTCTACTGATGCGATAGAAGAGCAAGCAGATGCCCTCGGAATTCAGGCAATTGCTGTGGAGAATGTAGCAACCAGAATGGCTAGGCTTCAAAACGAACTAAACGCAGCTTATCAGGCGCAGATGCAATATAACAAAGCAGTTCTAGCCAGCACTCAAACAGGGGGCATATCCCCCTTTGCCCTAGCACAATTTGGGAAGCAGCCATTAGGTGTTATTCAGGCGCTTACTCAGCCTGGGAGGAATTTAGAATGGGCTTACGCATTAAGCGCAGCCACTTCCCCTGAGAGTTTTCAAAGGATTCTAGGAAGGATACAAGAAAGACCAGAATATTATGGTGTCCCACCCATTTTCACCTATCCCCCTATTGACGTTACTTTAGAGATAGATGGGGAAAAGCTGGGGGAGGTTATGGCTGATAGAATAGGAGAACGAGTTGCGGAAAGGGAGAGAGTGGAGTAATGGCTACATACCGTCTTAAACTCTCAGATGGCACAACCACGATTGACTTATATGGTGGTTCGGATAGCATAGTCAGGGAAGGCGGGCTTAATATGCCCCCACCCCAAGTCCAGCAAAGCTATGTAACCAACCCCTCTTATGACGGCGCAAGGCTGGCAACCGCTAAATACAATAACCGAATCATCACATTGAATATGAGAATATGGGGTTCTACCTTAGCCGACCTCAAGACCAATATCAGGTCAATTCAAAGGCTATTGAATGATGCTGAGAAGAGAACTCTGCGAGGGTATGGCGACCAAGTTTATTTGGAATATCAGTGGGGCGATAGTGTGGGGGAGTCCACTTATTATGATATCTTGAGAGGCGACCTTGCTATGCCTGCCGACTACCTCAATTCCAACTTAGGTCAGTATATGATAGCTAATGCCACAATGACTCTGACCTGTAAACCTCTGGGTAGATACACCAATCAAGACATAACTCAAGATACCCTGGAAAACTTTGACTACTCTACCTCTCACAATTATAAAGACATTACGACTGCCGAAGCTTATGGTGACGTGCCAGCTAAACTGTATGTCAAGATAGCACCCAACGCCTATGCTGGCGATAAGAAGATATGGATAGCCAAGCGAAGCGGGGATAGATATGATGATGACCTCTGGGTTGAAGGAGAAGATGAGACTTCTACAACAGACATCGTAACGGCACCAGTAGTTACCTTTACTGACGAAACTGACGCCTCTCAATCTGGGGGTAAATATAAGAGGGCTGATTTGTCGCTGGGTTCTGTAGCTGCCTATGCTGATAATGAAATATCAAGGATAAACTTTGACTTTGCCACGCCACCCAGAGGGCAATTCAGGGTTCTAGCTTACTGTCGCACTACTGAAATATCTGATAATACCGAATACGCAAATATGGCTTGGGGGGTGGGATGGTCATATGGCGACAAAACCAAAGCCCCTTCAGAAGCTGATGGCGAATACTACAGCAACACAGCAGATAACACCTGGGAAATTCTGGACTTAGGATTGCTCAACATCCCCCCTGTAGCTGAGAGTGATATTGCCACTAACAACACCTTTCAACTCAGAATATACCAGTATGCCAAAGATAACTTGACTGGCTCGGATGCTACGGGGACTCACCCCACAAGCAGCAATGACCCCGATACTGATTGGACAGATGATGACAATATCTGGGATAACGATACTGGAACTAAAGCGACCTGCGGTTTTGGTGGGGCAGGCTGGAAGGGATATATAGAGGCAATCCGTGCGGCTACGGTATCGAGTGGTTTGAGATTCATTGCCAATGATGAGAATAACTTTGTGGATAAAGTAGATATAGATGCTGAATATGATGGTGATTGGCATGTTGTTGCTAATGAAGTTACCTTTAATCAAGGTGTATGGGTTTCTAAAACTTTCTCTGATGGATTGCATTCTGTTACTAAATACCGCCTCAGATTTCATGCTACGGCTGCCGACAATGCTTATCTCCACGAAGTGGAATTTCTTACTCCCGCCTCAAATCACCGCTGGGACTTAGATTATATCTTCCTACTGCCCATAGACGAGGGCGTGGTGATTGTTGATAGCGTGGGCACGACTGATATAGTGGCGATGGATGGCATAACCGACCCACCCAACGTATTCCTGATAAATGCCTCGAATAAGATAACCGACTACCCAACCTATGTAGGAGCACCATTTACTTTGGGCAGGGAAACCACACGCATTTACCTGCTACGAGATGATGATAAGGACGTGACCTTTACTGTTGATATAAAATACCAACCGCAATTCCTAGTGATATAAAGGAGGTAAAACAATGTGCGCTAACGAATTTATCCATAAAGATGTAGGAACTGAATTAACAGAAGCTGAATATGATAGTGTCGGTGCTCATGTGTTCAATTCACAAGCAACTGGTGATATTCTATATGCCAGTTCAGCCACACAGCTATCAAGGTTAGGGATAACCGCAAGCCGCATTTTAGGAGTAAGTGGTGGTATCCCTGCGTGGGTAAATACCTTGCCTGCCTTTACTCTTGGTGGCACAGTAACTCTCAATGGTCAGGTCTTTGATGCTGGTGCTGGAAGCGCTCAGATAAATACCACTGGCAGTGGTGTGGGGTTTACAGTTCAATGTACTAACGATGGTGTGAATGGAGCAAGGATAAACCTTACCCAAATTTCAACCACTGCAGCAGCAGATGATGTAGTTGGCTTTATCCGAGTGGCAGACAAAGATGATGGAGGCAATGACCAACATTATGGACTCCTAGAATTCATGATTGAAAGCTCTGCTGATGGTTCTGAAGCTGGCAAGATGAGATTCCGTATGGCTGTGGGGGCAGCGTGGAATGAGGCTCTGACTCTATCTAGTGCTGGTGGTCTTGGCGTAGATGCTGATATTGGAACTGCTGATGACCCTGTTGCCCTTTTTGACGACTATGATGATGCCATTGCTCTCCGTCAAGGTATCCAGCAAAGGAATCAAGAGCTATTGGCTGATATGGGAGTATTCACCAGAAAGGATACTGGCTCAGGCTATATGATGAACATACAGCCAATGGTCAGGCTTCTGGCTGGTGGCATCTACCAGACAAGGCAAATGGTAGACGACCTTACTGAACGAATTGCAATAGCAGAGAGGAAACTTGTGGCATTACCACAAGGAGGTTAGTATGAAAGAACTACATATGAAACAACCCAGATAAAGCAGTTTATCAAGAATGTAGTGCTACCTAAGATAAAGGTTCATGAGGAGATAGTATGATTATTTTAGAAGATGGCGAATTAAAGCTGATAAATATACTAGCTTCGAGGAGTCAGGGTGCAAAGGCTGAATTTGACGGTTGTATGGTTGCCCAAGCCTCTCTAATTAAACTGTTGGAGAAGAAATATAAAGCTATCTTTAACGCTGAGACTGGGCAACTTGAGAAAAGGGTAAAGAAGGGGGAGTCTAACTATGGGTAGTTTCCCATACACATTCCCATTCTATTTTCACGGTGGCAAGGGTGGACAAGTTCCTGCACGAGCTACTACAAAGATTGTACTGAAGCTATACGATGATAATCTAACCTCTCCCACTTTGATACAGGACTTGACCCATAAACACCAGCATCTAACCTTTACCACTAAATTAAATGGTGGGTTTGGTATGTGCAAGTTCACTCTCAAAGCCGACCTGCCCGAAGCGTGGACTTGGATAACCAATAAGATGTTCTACAGGTTGGTTGTATCAGATGTAGAAAAGACTTTGTTCGAGGGCAGGCTTGAGGATATAGGGGTGAATTTAGGCAGCGTTAATGCAACCTTCTATGGTTACTATGCCAACCTAACAGACATTCCATATTACACGGCCTATAATGATGTGGCAAGCGTGGTGATTAAGGCTATTCTGACCGCTAACTGCGCCCAAATCTCAAGCGACCAGACCAATATAGACGCTACAGATGTTACTATTGATAGTGCAGCAGCCTCTAGTTACGTTGATATTTATCCTAAAGAGATTGTCAATAAACTGTTAGACTTCTCTGATACTAGCAAAAACCAGTGGTACTTCGCTATCTGGGAAGACCGCATACCCTATCTTAAAACCCGCAGCACTTCTTCAATAGACTGGGTAGTGGGTTTAGGCGATTTAGCACGGTTCAGATTAAAACACTCAGGAAGCGAACTCTGGAACTCCTGCTATGCGATATATGACGTTGGCGGAACTTTAACCCGAACTGCTGATGCTGATGATTCTACCAGTCAATCCAAATACTTCAAGAGGCAAAAGGTAATCCCACAACTGGGAACAGTAGCCGCCGCAGCCGCACAAGCGCAACGTGATGCGTGGGTACAGGAACATAAGGAAATCTGGCCGAAGCTTGAGGATATTGTGTTGGGCGATACTGTTTGGGATGCTAATGGAGTACCCTTCCCCTCATCTTGGGTACGGGCCGGCGAGGTAATTAGGATTAGAGACTTGGTGCCAGTTAGTACAGATGCCGGTGCTGTCACCCGTGATGCGTTGAGAACCTTCTATATTATTGAAACCAACTATAATGCCGATGCCCGGACCAACCGGATAATAGTTGACACTGAAAGCTCAAGCCTCGATGCTATACTGGCAAGGAGATTATGAATATCTACAAGATGCTTTGGTCACGAATTGGAGGTCGTCCTTGGACTTATATTTACAGGTGGATATGGCGTAACCTTGAGTATTTCGTTCAAGCCCTCTGGTTCTTCACGGGAATAGGGGTGTACCACTATCTAGGCTGGCTGGGTGTTATGCTATTTTGGATTTTCTACAGCTATGGATATATAAACGGTCATTTTTTCTGGGCAAACGAATGGGAAGAATACCCCAAACCCCCAGAGCAAGGAGATTGATATGAAAGCAACAGACCACGATATTTTGGTGCGATTAGAAACGGCAATGCTGGGAGTCAAGGATACTGATGAGAAGGGGATAGCGGGTGACGTGAAGGAGATTAAAACCCACCTCCAGGTATTGAACGGGCAAGTTGGCAAGAACACCATATTTAGAAAGACCACTATATCTATTGTCGGGTCTCTTGTGATTATAGTTCCAATAGCATTAAAACTCATTGGGATATATTAAGTGGATGAATGGCTGGAGGAATTTCATCGGAGGGCTGCTATGGGCTGTATTCGTTGTGGGGCAGACTTAGTAATGGGCGAGTATGGGCTGGAGTGTTCAAACTGTGGTCGTATAGCAATGCCTCAAGAGAAAACCTATGACGAACTCAAGGCTGAAAATGAGGCACTAAAGAAAACTCTAGCAATGCTCACAGAGACATCTCTAGAGACTACAGAATAGAAATCTGGGGGGTTTTAGGGGACAACTCAAGGGATAGCATTAAGCGGGCTTTTTGCCCGTTCTTTTTTTATTTACGCACATCCCATTTGCCAAGTTTGGTGTTCTAGTGCAGCATCCCTTACCAGTTCCTATCAATGTTTCTACCGCATAATCACACCCCCTGCAATTACATTCCTGAAACTCTATTAGCTTTTCTCTGGCCATATCTTTGATAGTCATTTTTTCTCCTTTGCATATTCCCTATTCACAAACTCACCGTATGACTCTGTTTTCCTTTCCCATCCTGTAACATAATCAACTGCCCTCTTTATGCGTTCCTTTACCTCATCTTCATCCCACTGAGCAAGCCAGGCAATTTCATAGATAGGGAAGTTATGGGTATAATAGGCTTTGGCTGCTACCCCGTCACGCCCTGTCTTTTTAAGTCTAGCCTC